TCATCTCCTTCATTGCATCGTAGGATGGCGCACTCATTCTGTTGCGCTCATCTGCTGCAAGTGTCTTGTTCCAAGCGGATGCCCAAGCATTCCAAGCCTTGGAGTATATTTTCTCATCGTTGCTGACGAGTTTTCCGTTGAGGTAGTTGGAAACCATCGGCTTCTCTTCCTCACCGGGTAGGGAAGCCTCGACTGGCTTCTCGACCGACTCAACGGGAGTCATCTCGACTGGGGTTGGCTCAGGGTGAGCGGCTTCCCATGAAGCGATGAGAGTTTCAAGGGTTGGGGTCGATAGGTCATCGTGACCCGACATTCCGAGTTCTGAAGCCTTCTCAACGAGTACCATTCTCTCGGCCTCGACACGAGCGGCTGCTTCTGCCTCGTATTCTGCAATTCGGCTGTTAGCGAGGACAAGTTCGGCTTGTAGTGCTTCCATTGCCTCGGTGTTTTCAATCATTGTTTCTTCGGTCATAGCAATCACCATTGGGTTAATATTCTCAGCAGGAGTTGAATGACTTATAATATTTTGCTCGGATTTAGATGAAATCACTGGCGCTTTATCTATTTTCTTCTTTTCCACTGTCTCAACATTCGCTCTATCGTATGCTGGCCTCCTGACAAGAGCAAGGTGGTCGAAAGTGAAGTCTTCGCCAAAGACGAGTCCATTCTCGTCAGCCGATACGGGAATACCCGAACCGCCTATAGAGACTCCATAACCTTCTTGCTTCCAAAGGCCGTCCTCCATAGAGGCGAACAGTTCTTCGCGTGTAACGTGTGCGACGTATCTTACATCGTAACCAGCGTTGGTTGTTAGGAAGGTTGCACTGACGATGTAACCTACGTTTGATTCTTCAAGACCCTCCATGTTGCGCGTGAAGCCCGCACCATGCTCGTTAGCCTTGGGGTGCATGAGAGTTAAATCTGCTCCCTGCATTTGGTCAACCACTGACTTTGCGCCAGCAGGTGTGAGCGACCACTTGTTCTTGTTCATACCTTGGTGGAAAGCAATACCCCTTATCTCGTAAACGGTCTGACCTGTCTCGGCCATGACCTTTGCCTCGACCTCTTCTATGTCAACCTCCAACGTGACAGCGACCTTGACGCACTTACCGTCCTTCTTTTCGTAGCCGGGGTCACAGGAACTTGTCTTCTTGTAACCGTAGGAAGCCTCTTCCTCTTCCTTCTTGTTCTTCTTCATGTAGTAACTCTCGACCTCAACATCCTTACCGTTGTTCTTGCTCATAAATTCTTCGTGAGATTCACAGGGCATATAGATAGTTTTACCGTTCATTTCCATTGTGTGTATTTTGTCACAACCCATTTTCTTTGCTTGTTCCATAGCCTCGCCGGGGTTGTCATACTCCTTCTCGGCCTTGTAGTGGTCCTGTTTTTTATGGGCTTTATCTTGGTCCTTGAATTTGTGACCTTCGTGGGCTTTCATACATTCTTCTTTGCTGTTTCCCATAGCCGTGCATCTGTCCATATATTCTTCATGAGTCTCAGTGCCTTTTGGTTTAGGCGTAGCAGCCTCATAATTGGAAGCGCATACGCATTCTCCCTCACAATCACATTCATCAGCACAGCCACATCCACACGGTTCTTCCATTGCTTCCACCTTCTTTCCACCGCGCCATTGTCTGCATGACCAGTACCGAGCCTTATGCTTCGGGCCGGGGTTGTCACAGTTATGACGGGAACGGAAGTTCTTCCTTCTCTGAGGGTCGTCGCGCTTTATCTCCATGTTGGGGTCGCCAAATCTCACCAAAACAACATTGCCGCTGTCATTTTTAGTATATACTCCAAATTTCTTATTAGCGCCGGGAGTGCGGAAAGGCTTGTTAAGTGTAACATTACGACCTTGATACTCTGCTGCGGTGACATCCGTGTCACCCCAATCCTCGTATGCAACTTGCTCTCCACCGCAACCGCATCCGCACGACATGAAGACCAAAGAAAAATAGTGACTTATTAATCCTTCTTACCGCTACCCTTCCTTGGGTGTCCTCTCGGCAAAAGGTCGTTATCTTGAACGTATTTGGGGTTGGACGGCCTACCTGAGCGCACAAGTTTGAGGAATGCGTTGACTCTTGCCATAGACCAAGCAGCCCTGCTGATTCCGGGTCTGTGGGAAGTGGAGTATGCGCCCGCACCTCTCCTGTAAACCGCTTTGAGCATACCGAGTGTGACCTTGCGACCTGACTTCTCGTTGTGTGCTTTTACCTTATTTTTAAGTGAGGTAGTGACGCTCTCGGAGAAAGTCACCTTACCACCGGGCTTGGCAGACCCCGGCTTGTTCTTGGGGCTACCCTTGATTCTGTCTTTCTTAGGAGCCGGTGTGGAACGTACATCTGCGGTTTTGTCTGCGTAACTCAAACATACTGCGTACCTTTGCTCACGCTCAGGAAACTCGCGGTTCATCTTCGTGTCGGCCATGCACCTGTTGATGAAGGCGGCTCGATTCTCGTCGGGTCTTCTCGTAGGCATGGTATCACAGATTGCTTATGTCGTAATCCGCCCAAGCATCTTCAGCGTCTTGAACATCTGAATGGTTTGCGGGTAAGTCTCTTAGGAACTGCCTGTATGCTTTTTGTGCGTCGGTGATAGTCCTATCTGACATAGCCCACCAATCTGTCTGAGCCAATTCTCTTTCCCTGCCCCGTTTCAAATCATCCCAAGTGGGATATACCCATGCTCTCGGCATGGTCGATACCACACCATCGCTGATTAATGTTGTAACTCTTACTGGTTTGTAACTTATATCTTCAAAACTCATCTAATCACCTCAACTGTATGTAACCTCAAAACTGACTCTTGGTATGTTAAACCCTGCTCCTGTGGCAAGACGGATTGAACCAGCGCCTATCGTGGGTGCAGTTCTTGAGCCATTTGTGGTTCCACACGTAGTTGTGCATCTCAAACCCGTTACCCTACCGAAGTTGCTGTTGTTCAACAAAAGTTGTGCATCACTGAATCCCAAAGCCTCTTGCTCAAAACTCGGTGTTGCCCTTATGCTACCCATGTCTGTTGTGTGTGATGCGTCTGAACTTGTAGTGTCTATGAATACACCAAACCAATACAGTTCACCCGCCGTCAAAGTAGGGCCGTTAGTCCATGATGCCTCAAGAACAGCAGCACCGGCAGATACCGAATTAGTTAATGTGCATATCCCACTGTTGACAGGCGCTCCTGTTGGAAGTCCTTTTGCGTCGGAAGCATACCAAACGAAGTTCAACTCAGTGTCATTGTCTTGGCCGCTACTACCTACCCTATACGCCCTTGACTTTACCATAGTCTCGCCGGAACCCAAGTAAGGCCACATGACAACGAAGGTATTGTCGCTACCATCCCTGAAATCGGTGTTGGTAAATGCTACTGTGGACCAAGACCCAAAGTTCTGAAAGAATGGCGCTCCACCCAATGTCTTCTGATAAACTCCAGCAACAGCACTTTCATATAATCTGTCGCTGTCGGGTTGAGGCTTCATGTCTTGTAAAGATGCAAATGCGCCGCCGCCACCAGCAGAAGCCCAAGAAACCGCAGCACCGCTTCCACCCGATGTCAAAACCTGACCAGCCGTTCCGTAGTTCGCACCTGCTATACCTATCTCACCTGATGAACTAACTCTTAGTCTTTCTGTTCCTCCTGTCGCAAATGCTAAGTTATCAGCAGCCGGGAAATGTACGCCTGTGTTTGTATCTTGTGCGTGGGAAAATGAATTGTTCGATGCCGTCCCTTGTTCAGCCTTAAATCTCTCACTTATGGTATTTCCAGCAACATATAACGCCTCACCGAAACCTCCACCGTTTAAGCCTTTTATTGTGACATTCCCTGATGCATCTATCTGAAATCTGTTGTTATCAGGGTCAGCAGCATCATGGACCTCAAACGAATTTCCTGACCCTGTTTGCACTAGAACAAGTGGGGCTACGCTTGATGATACGTCTATCTTAAATTGTTCCGCATCTGTTGTGTCAGTATAAACAAGAGATGAACCACCAAAGGAGCCACCGTTGTTATACTGCATCTGACCATCTGAACCACCGGGGGAGCCGCCAGCAGCAGCGATAGTAACTGTGTCTGTCCCTGCGTTGGTCGTTACTGTGACGTTTGCACCAGCGGCTATATTGAGCGTGTCTGTGGCTGCATCGGCAACAACGTTATCTTGCCCGGAAACAGCGACATTCTTGAAGGCGACGGTTGCGCCACCGGAGGCTTGGGCCGCTATTGCTGTTTCCGCAGCATCAGTGATATGTTCCGTGCCGATGATGTTTTGCAACTTACGGTTGATAGGCATGTAACGCTCTTACGACTAATGACTGATAAATGTTATGACTTACGATATTTTAACCAGTCTAAAATAAGGGAAATAATAAGAAGTAAGAACCAAAGACTACAATAAATCCTCAGTGTCATCCCATAGCCTCGTATGCTCAAGAACCTTGGCCCATAGAAACAAGCCAAAACCTATCCACAGCAAACAGCAGATGGAACAAAGGAGGTAAAAGATTGTATCAATCAAAGTCCTCGCCTACGAAGCCACATATCGAGCAGAGTTGCAACGAACAGAAAGAACACAGGGATGAAGAAGAATTCATAACTCACTTGTTCCCCCCACTATCTCCTTTGGTCGTTACAAACTCGTCCATCTTCAGTTCGTGGGACTTCTGCATTTTCTCCATCTCAAGTTCGTGGTTGATTCGTGCCAACTCAAGAACTCTAACGTGGTCCTTCTCCGCATCTGTGGATGCGACATCGGATGCAAGTTGGTCGGGCAGGATGTTTATCTTGGCAGATTCCTTACCCTTGAACAAGTCGAGGACTGAGGTTATCATGAGAAGTGCGGGACCACCGAGAAGACCGATGACGGTGAGTTGTGAATCTGTGATTTCTCTCTCTTCAACGATGCTGAAGTAT